TTCATTTTTTTCTTCCATAATATAATATAATAATAGTTAATAATTTTTATCTGGGATCAAAAGATCCTAAATCAAATCCGCCGCCTAGTATATCATTACCTGCAGACTCAAAGTTTTTAGGTGGTTTTTGATTATTTCTTTGATCAATCATCTCACTTTGTTGAGTTGCTTGAATCTTTGTTCTTTCGTCTTTACGATCTTCTTTTTCTTTCTCTTTGCCTTTAACAGCTTCAGCTTCCATAGATTTAATCTGCATGTTCATTTGAAACTCTAACTGCATTAGTTGTTTTTTGTACTCTACTTCTTGAGCTTGCTTTTGTGCATCTAACTGAGCTTTCATTTGCTCTAACTGTCCTTCAGCTTGCATCATTGCTTGTTGTTTTTGCATCTCCATCTGAGCAGAAGCTTGTTGAGCTTGTATATTAGCTTGTGACTGCGCTTGAATGTTCTGCTGCTGCATTGCCTGATCATTCTTTAATTTTTTATCTCTACGTATTTTTAAAAGCTGATTAGCAAGTTTAATATTTTTAATTTCCCTAAGATCAATAGCATCAGCAAGCTCAATTAAGCCTTGTTGCAAAGCCATTTGTATATTGTTTTCCAACATAGCTTTTTGTTCATCGTCTGGAGTTAATTCAATAAATATACCAAAATCATATAAATGCAAGTTAGACATTTCTTCTAAAGTTGCAACATTATGAGCACCTATAGCTTGTATAAAAGCATTTTTTGTTGGTGAGTACTCTATAATGTCAGATATTCTTAACGATAAACACTCAGCAACCTCTGCCGTTAAATACAAGCCTGACTGTAGTATATGTCTTGTTGCTGTGTTTGAATTAGCGGCTGCTAGCTTTTGAACACCAACTAAAGCATTTTTATCAGGAGTACTACCATCTCTAGCTTCGTTTAAACCAGTTACATCTCTTATCATTTGCATGTAATAGTTGTAAGTACCTATTAAACTTTGCATTTTTTGACCACCAGATCCTGATTGTATTTCTTGAATAGGCACTTTTCCTGGGTTTTGATCTCCTTCAGAAGTAAAACTTCTACCAATAACAGATCCTGTTTGAAAAAACATATTTAGTGCTTCTTGTGGACTATAGTTTGTTCCATTGCCTAAATCTATTTCAGCTAAACCATCAGCATCTAAGTAAACACCGTCTGGAACCATTCTAGACAATACCTGTTGAAGTTTAAGATGAGTAAGTTGTATCATGTCAGCAAAACCAGTTATACGTCTTACAAGTGACTCTATTTTACCTTTATACATTCTTGGAGCAATAATAGAGTAATTCATTTTTACTTTAGTAAAATCACTTTTAGGCCTCATCATGTTTTTACTCATTTCCCATTTAAGAAGTTTGTTTGTACCAAGTATCAAAGCTCCTTCGTATAAAGTCTCTATACTTCTTTGTAGCTTTTCAAACCCTCCTTCCATGTTTTCTGGTGGATTAAAAGTATCGTCTTTTGGAAGTATTTTTTCAGCACCACTACCTGTTTCTTTTACCTTATAAACCTCATTCATGTAGGTTTTGTAGTTAAAATACAAAATTTGAACAGTGTTATTGTCTTGTTTTTTGTGGCTATTAGAATTATTGTAGTTTGCTTTATATGACTTGTTTTTAACAATATCTTCAAGCTCTTCGTTTGATAAAAAAGGAAATTGTTTTACTAACTCGTTTATAGGTATTGTTTTAACTTCACCCACATAATATATGTCGTCAAAATAAGGAGAGTCAGTGTGAGAATATACTAAGTCAACAGGATCAACATATTCAACAATAGCGCCTTCAGAAGTATTAAAAGATGTTTTTACAGCACCAATACCTAGAACAGTTAAATCGTAGTAAAATTGTTTTTTAATCAACTCGTATCTACTACCTTCTAGTAAAGTGTTTATAGCCTGCTCCTCAGCTAGCTCAACCGCCTGCTTGTAGCTTAACTGCATGTGTAGTGCTAGTTCTTCTTCGGTTCCAGGTAATGTTTCAGGATCATTTTCATACATGTCAACACCAAACGCCTCTGCCGCAAAATCATTTAATTCTTTTGATCTCATGTCAGCTAGAATAGACTCCATGTATTCAGTTCTTTTTTCAACACCGTACGGGTCTTGAGAGTAAGCTTTTATATCGTAAGTTCTTTCAGCAATACCATTAACAACTATATCTACAAACTTAGGTATAATAGGCACTGGCTTCCAGTCTAAATTAAGATAGGACAAATCACCGTTTATAGATAACTCATCCTTATATTTTTGTATTGACTGCTCACCTCTAGCGTACAGTCTAAGATTATGAAAATCATTTTTATTAGTATGATATCTATTATAACCAGTATCTTGATTAAACCATTCTGTTTCAATTGCTTTAGCAACCTTTAAACCATACTCATAGCTCATTTTTTCCAAATCACTAACGACTTGGCTTGGAAAATAATTATTTATAACAGACTCTGCCATATTTATTCTTTGATTAATTTAGATGTACCGCCCTTATTTTCATACCTAGCAATACTTATATTTAGTTTTGGTTTTTCTACTTTAGCGTTTGGCGCGTATAAATGTCTATTGTTAGCCATGATAGCTAAGCCAGAACTAATAGAGGCATCATGCTTTGTTCTTTTGTTTATATCAAATCTTGCCCAGTCATTTAATAATTCATTAAAATAACAGTCTCCAAATGATCCATCTTGTGACATACCAACGTGAGCTTGTATGTACATCTCAATTGCAGCAGCATGAGCTTGTTTTATATCTTCACTTGAATTAGGTATTCCACCTACTTCTTTTTCAGCTACAGATAACTTGTTCCATATCTTATCAGGTCTATTCATACTAAACCCTCTATAACCTCTTCTTCTAAAGTAATACAATAAACGAGGTTTGTTATTCTCTGCTAATATAGGCATACCATAAAACACGCAAGCCATAAGAACGTCTTCAAAAAATATCTCTGCAGTTGGTGGTCTTGACAGGTATTCTAAGAAAAAACTATTAGCAGGAGCATCTTCCATTGAAAACCTAGTTAATCCGTGAAGTGCGCCTTTAGAACCTACACCATCTACTGTTCCTGATATATCATAGCTATCACAACCAAAAGCACCCATGTGCTCGTTACCAGGCCATTTAACACCATTTTTTATTACAACTTTGTTTTGTATCTGTGTTGGTGGCACCCAGCTCACTTTAAATCTACCTTTTGGATCTGGATAAAATATAACCTGACTATCTTTTATACCGTTAACCCATTGAAAGTTACCAGTTGTAACGCCTAGTGTTCTAGACATTTCTTCGTTGTAATCTATTTGCTCGTATAATTTAACTAAGTTAAATATACTATTTTTTGTTTCATCTCTAAACGCATGCTCTGTAGTTCTAGGAAACTGTCTATAAAATTCATTTAAAGCATCTTGATCTCCTTTTAAACCATCAGCTTCATTCTGCCAGTTTTCTACAACACCTATATCTATTAACTCTCCTTGTGGGTCGAAGACATCATGGTCCGGATTATCAAAGACTGGAATTCCGTGTTGGTCAATGAATCCTTCATAATTCCATTCCATTGGAATAAAAAGAGAATATAGGCCAGACGCTGTTTGTCCATTACGGTTTCTTTTGGTAACGTCTGAAGCATTGTATAATTTTTTAAAGTTCTCGCCTCCTTTGTCTAAAGAGTTTGATGTTGATCCCATCATACACTTACCTATAATTCTACTACCTAGTCTAAGGCATGTCTTTGTAACTCTCCAGTTGTTTAAAATGTTATCTGGTCTTTCCCACTTACCACTTTCATCGTGTACTAGTAGTTTTAGTTTTTCACCATCATAACTATTATCACCTGTATTTTTCCAATCTATAGTTGTATCAAGACCTTCTATTTCTTCAAGCTTTTCATTTGTTGTGATCTTCTTTCGAGTAAACTTAGACGCAGGTACTCTATAGGCGAGTTCGGATTTAGGCCGATCCATACCATCTTGAATAGGACTAAAGAAAAACGGGTAGTTAATTGATATAGGTACAATTTTGTCGGTAAACATTTTTTTAGCATCTGCTCCTGTTTTAGATAATACGCCAAATCTTGCATCTGTAGATATTGTAGCTTGATTAACTGTTTCTGCTGATGACATAAAAGAAAATCCAGATCTTCTGTTTTTAAGATAGCACATACCGTAGCATCTCTTATCCGCTTTGCAAGCTTCCCAGAATATATAGAATAATCTATTAGCTTCTCTAAAGTCTGGTGCACCTACATCAATTTTACTCCATTGTAAGTACATGTAATGAGTACCAGTAATATAGGTATCCGTCCCATTATTATCAAACCAAAAACCTTCATCTCTTCGTTTAAATTCCTCGTCGATATAGTCGTGCCATTGTTCTTTGTTTTGCTCTGGATAAGCTTTCCAGTCAAATATACTTTTAAGTCTTGATAGTTCTTTAGGATATTCAAATTGTTTCCATTTCTTTTCTTTGTTGCTATACACACTACCTGCTTTTGGCAATGCTATTTTAAAATTCTGTATCTCGTATATCTCACCTATCTGACCAGACTTGCTTAAAACTACAATGTCATGTTCTTTATTGTAACCATATACCCATTTCTTACCCTTATTAAGTCTACTTATAGTAGTTCTCTTAATAGGTTCAACAACCTTATATAAGCTTTGCTCGTACATTACTTAGATCTTCCTTCTGCAAAACCTTTAAATGCTTTCTTCTCTACTTCTTTAGGTTTGTTGTTCAACAAGTCTTCTTCCTCTTGTATTCTGTTTAGTATTTCAAACGCATCAAATATAGCTAGTTTCTTTGTTGCTGCTGCATTCTTTAACTTATCGGCTGTTAGATCATCGTCTGAATCAACAATAGCTTCTTTAGCAACTTTAATAAGTTCTTCTACAGCTTTATGTCCAGCTTGGATTATACTCTTCTTCGTTTCCTTGATATTCATATTTAATTGTAATAAAATTTGATAATACTCTATACAGTTTCTCACCGTCTATAATAAACTCATACTCTGAGCTAGGTCTAAAACCAACTAAATCACCTTCACTTACCGTACCATCAGTATATTTTACAATACCAACTAAAGGTTTTTCTTTATCTAAACTTAGTTTATCTGTAGATTTAACTGGTTTCACAAAACAATAACCTTTTTGAGGTATCCAAGTTTTATCTTTTTTATACAAAAATATTTGATCACTTGCTATTAAATAAGTATCTTGATCAAAGTAACTTCTACTATTCTTTTCAACACCATGTTGGTTATTCCATTTCCTAAACACATTGTGATGAACTATAACTTTATTTCCAACCTGTATATCAGTATCACCAATTGTTGGTAGAGACTTTACAACTGCTTCTCTACTTACATATTGATGGCTATATATTTCAGTGTTAACTATTAGTTCTTTATCACCTACCTTCTTTGTGTTATTGTATCTAGAATTTACAGGTGCTACAACAAAGTTGTAAACACTTTTCATTAGTATTGTAAATTATATTCTATTGCAACAGACATGTTCTTATTAAAATCTTTCCAAGGCAGTACGTCTTTACCTTTTTTAATGTAAACACTAAACTTATCGTCTTCTTCGATTATATCACAGATGGTATGCCCACCGTAGACCTCTTGGCCTACGGCATAGTGCATAGCCTCGTTCTTATAGTCTCGACCTATACTAATCTTTCTTATCAGCTTCGACATCTTCTCTCACAGTTATAGTTCCATCTTGTATGTTTACATCTACTTTTCCATAAGCTTCTTCTAACTCACTCTGAAGCTTCATTAGATCAGTTCTCATTAGAGATAGATCATGAAGAACCATATGTTTCTGGTTTTCAATTTGACCAACTCTAGTAGTTGCACCATTCATTGACCCTACAATTTCTTGTAAAGATTTTA